CTGCCAGAATATGTAAAGATAGTCTTAGATCAATCCAAGTTAAGAACACTTAGGCGAGAGTATACATTGGCCCTCGATAAGATCAGCGCCAACACATCACCCGATGAGATTGTTGATGCAGTTAACGAAGAGATTGATAAGCTAAAGCCCCAAGAGAAAGACACTACCCACATCAAACATTCTCTAGATATAATTAGAGATGAGTATGATAGGATGGCTAGTGGAGAGTATGAACATGAGTATGTTAAGACTCACTTGAAGCACTTAGATGATAAGATTAAGCTAGAACTAGGATGTGTATTTACGATTGCCGCCCCAACAAGTGTGGGTAAATCTGCACTTTCACTTAATATCGCACTTCGTGCAGCCTCAAAGGACAAGTTTCCTACTCTCATATTTAGCCTAGAAATGCCTCAGAAACAGATTACGAAGCGAATGATAGGTACACTATCCAACTTGGATTTAAAACGAACTGAGGAGCTTGTGGAGACCCCTGAGAACAGAGCTAAGATAGACGAAGCAATGGATAAACTTAATAACATTCCTCTGCACACAATACATTCAGTCAAAAGTATTAATTCTTTGGCTTCAGATGTTCGCAGATACAAAAAAGAAAAGGGCATAAAGCTAGTGGTCATAGACTACTTGCAGTTAATTCCCTTTAATTCCAATAAAATGGGAAAGGCTGATGGGATCGCACAGATATCTCAGAAGGTTAAGCAGATAGCATTGGAGAATGATATAGCAATCATACTTCTATCTCAGCTGAATCGTGAGGGAGCTAGATCGGATCGCCCAGACCTATACCATCTAAAGGATAGTGGTTCAATTGAGAACGATGCTGACATCGTACTTATCATGAACTGTAAAGACAATGACCCGGAGTCTGCTAAAACTTCTGACTCACATGGGCCATACATGCACATTAACTACTTGATAGCCAAGAATCGTGAGGGCGAGCGAGGCTTGAGAGATAACTTCAAATTCTACTTTAAGGAGGGTAGATTCTTCTAATATGAAAGATATTACAAACACAGGCTCATACGAGCAAAGACAAAAGATAAGTAAGGATGAAATGTCCGAAACCTTATTCGAGAACTATTGTGAAACTCAAGGTATTAAAATACACCATACTGGTTTTGATTCAGTTATGAATCCAGTTAAAGAGTTTTGGAAAGTTCACCCAACCATTCGAGCATTGCCAGATTATCTTGTGGAAACAGATAATGGGTTATCTTGGTGTCAAGTCAAAGGTAGCAACAAACTGAAGCTACATGACTTTGTTGAGTACAGTACATTCGCAAATCTGTTCTCACATCAATGTGACTTCTATGTTGTCTTTGTGTTCAAGGATGGTAAGCCTATATTCAGAACCATGAAAGATATCGCCAACTCTATTGTAGGACAAGAGATCAAACAATGGCACGATGGTGTTAAATATATTACAGTACCTTTATGACAAACGAAACACTCAGAAGTAATACAGTCGAAAGACTGAACACACGAATCGATATGATTCGAGAAGAGTCACGAACTCTCTCCCACCGGATCGCTATACTTGAAGAGCGAAGAAAAGAACTACAAGAACAGAAAAGACACTTTAAGAATTTACTCCTTGAAATAGAGGGTAAGGTTGATACATAGTGTATAATCATACTGAGGGGAGTGGTAGCAGTAATGCCCACAAGGTTTTATCATATGAACCTAGTTAATCCCTCTGTGTGTGGTAGTCCCATCTAGTTTATCTAGGTGGGGCTTTCTTTTATATACCAATCATATCTCTAGTGATACCAACTGGTCTTGGACTAGCCACATCAAATAGTTTGAGTACACCTTCAGTATCACCTGTCTCTCTTCTTCTCATCTGTCTTTTCATTTTTTCTTTTTCGGTATCAGTTCTGTAGTACCAAAGATCAGAGAAAGGTGTAGTTCTCCAAATGCCAGATTCCATACTTGTCTTAGTACCTTGCATGATCTGAGACATTTGATTAGATGTATCTACCACTCTAGCCAATGGTACTGGTGTTACGAAATCCATTGCCGCTTGTCCGATACCTTCGTTGCGAACTGAGTAGAACATAAATTTATTAATACCAAAGACTCGAACCATACTATTAAATACATAGTCAGACATGTATCCCATTCTTCCTACTAGTAAGTCTTTGATTAAATCAACCGGGACACCAAGCATTACGAAGAATGTCATTAGTTTGATTAGCTCTTTCATACCTCTGAGTCTTTGCTCTTTGGTAGACTCTGTACTAAACACATCGTCCAACATTCTTGTTCGAGCAGCATCCAACTGAGTTACCATGAATGATTTCATAGTATACACACCTCTGAAGTTGGCATTCTCTGTTGGTAAAATTGGTTGGCGCAGAGCATTTAGTGGCTGAGTTTCTGCCAATACTGTAACCAACATACCTTTGATTAGATCATGCTGAGTTTCATTTCGCTTACCTTCTTCAGTCCTTAGTGCTTGTATAAATTCTGGCAACCTACTTGGCATTACTTGTGACTCAGGCATATACTTTATAAGCTGAGTTGCTGTGCGCCTAACTTCTGCTTGTACTCTCTTGGGTGCTTTCTCTAATTTATTTAGATTCAATGTACCATCTAAGTTGTAGTATTGAGATACTCTAGTTAGTCTCTTGTACACAGCATTCATGGTAGTTGTTTTCATCAACTGATCCATAGCTCTGAAGCCAGATACTGTTAATCCAAAGTTAATTATATCACCGAAGAAATCATTACCACTTTGGTAAGCATCAATAATCTTATTCTTATCAAGTAAGTCCTTAGCATCAGCATAAGACTTTCCGGTTATTGCCTCTAGTCCAGCTAGTGTTGTGGTAAGTAATCCATTATCATATGCAGAGAATGGCATATCATATAACTGAGATAGTGTTGATGTAAACTCAACCAACAATGAACCATAACTAAACTGTCTTAACCAAGAAAGTATTGGTAGCTCTCTAACATTTGATGCCATAAATCCTCTGAATAAATCAGGGAAGGTTTGATACAATAGTTCTTGGTCTACCTCTGGATCATTAGCCAACTCAGTTAATACTTTACCAAGTGAGCTTCGTCTATCTTGTGACATATCAATTCTTACCACACCATCTATAGAGGATGTGATTGGTTTGATACGACCAGCAAACTTAGTTGCTTCAATCCATGTAAGCATTGAATTAAAGTATTGGCTCAATGCTTCTTGAGGTTGTTTGTAAAATTGTATATCTGACTCGCTAATTAATTCTATCATACGAGTCTTAGTAAACTTAGGCTTACCACTCTTTAGGTCATAGCCTTTACGATGAATCAAATCTTCTAGTAGCTCTGTCTCTTCTTTAGATCCCGGCTCAATCGGAGGCAATGGCTTACCCGGCATCTCGATTACTCTGACCTCGCCACCTAATGCCTCGGCATTTGCATTAGCTTCTTGGACTTGTCTGATGTCGTATCTATTACCAGCAGTCTCAACTCCATTGACCATGACATATACTTGATTGTACTTAGTCATGTTCTTAGCTCTGATCCGATTTACTTTGGCTACTTCATCCTTAAATGTTTTGATGGTTACACCATACTTTTCTCTCAATGCTTTGACACCTTGTTTAGTCAATGCTCTTGGGAAGTATTGCTCAAGATCACCAATCTCCATACCCAAGTTGACTGCTTCAGTTCGGATCATTCGGAGCAGAGTAACAATACTCTGATACTCATTATACATATTATATTTTTTGAGAAGACGATCTCTGTCTCTGTATAACTTGTCAGCTTGTTCCTCTGTGATTCTACTATTCTCTTTGAACTTACTAAATGTAATTAAGATAGAAAGCATATCTCTGTCTTTCTGATTCTTAATTGCTTTGAACTTCTTAGCAAAGTTCTGCGCTCTAGTATGAGCATCTAAAATTCTACCTTCCTTAGAATCAAGGAAGTCTCTGAAAACCTTGGCTAATCTTGGGTCAATACGATTAAGTAATGTACCTACTGGAACAATAACTCTCTGTCCTAACTTCAAGCCCTTGTCCTTACCAGTAACAATTAAATTCTTACCATCATTAACAATGACATTATCTTCTTCGGGTTCTGTGTTGGTAAATGATTCGGGTGTTATTTGTTTGTCACCATTCTCATCAACCATAGCCCTAGCTTCCATTACTATTTGCTGTTGTACTGGTTTAGCATTAGGATCGACTGTTCTTAGAAGATCAACTGTTTGGTTTACTATTGCTGCCAACTCTGGATCAAAGGTCTTTGTCTTAGCATATAAGTCAGCGAAGAACTTTTGGATTTGTTTGAATAAATACTTTAATTGGTTCTCTGCATTTCTAAGTGTAGCTTCTTCTGTAATAATACCATACACATTCTTTTGTATTACTGCTCTAAAGAACTCAGCACCCCTGTTGTACTCATCCATAGTTCTTCCATCAGCATATACTTGTTGTATTGAATCAATGTCAGCACTACTTAAATCTGAAGATAAGTTTTCAAAGAATCCTTTAGTTACTTCTATATCTGTCTTACCTTTTCTTGTTTTGTTTTTAAGAACTATCAACACACCTGCGGCATGAACAATCTCTTCTCTAACAACTTGAGATAAGGATTTTTCAGTATCCATACCATACATACCTAATGCTCTTGGATTAAGAGCAATGACATGTTCAGGGAATCTGTACTGAGCAGGCCCCTTATGTTTTCTGTTGATAATGAATTTTAATTTCTTACCTTTGTAAGATAACATTGGGTTATCTACAATTGAACCAAATTTTTCGAGGACATACTTCTTGATTTCATTAGCTTCTATTCTTTCCTCTACAGTATTGAACTCTTGTTGCTCTGATGCACTAAGGATCAATCCCTTCGGGTCTATACCATAAGTTCTTCTCTCTCCCTCAAATGCTTTGATTGCCGCGGCTCTTACTTGTTTTGGTGTTTGTTTTGCATCAGATGCTTCACCATACTTTCTGCCTTTTTGTGCTGCTCTCTCTAAATGTTGTACCTCTGTAAATAAATCAAAAGGCTGATCAAAGTAACCAAGACCCTTACCTTTTATAAGTAAAGGATATGATGAATGAGCAGGAACTTTCAATTGATCAGCTGAGTATACACCTAAATCATTTTGATCTATCTGTATCGCTGATACTACTGTACCTGTTGGCATTCCAGTAAACTCAGGATCAGATGAATTAACAACCATCTTATTGATATCAGGCATACCTTGCTTGATAACATTATCCTTCATCAGTTTAGTCATCAATGCTCTTCGAGTATTGAATGAACCATTAGCTAATAACCTAGCTAAATCCTTTACTGATCTCATTGGTGTTTCATATTCAATACCAGTAACTAATTTAGTATTAGCATCTTGCTCTCTCTTTTCATTGAGAATCTTGAGT